ACCTTTATGACTTCGCCGTCCCGGTCCTCTGTCTCTGTGGAACCTGTGAAACGAAGTACTCTCCCTTCGAGTTGCTTGACCTCAAAGTTATATAGTTTACGTATGGTTTCCATAAGTTACCTCCTGATAAGGAATATGCCGATGCACTTGTGTTCCATTTTGTGCTATAATACGTATATGAATAAATTATGTGCGGTATGTGGTAAGTCATTCACTGAAAGTCACACCTATGTATTGTGCTGTTCCCGTGAATGTGGATACATCCTCAAACGATCAACTAATATTAAGGGGATTGAATTTAAATTAGGGATTACTCTCGATGCTTGGTTACGTGAATACTACTTAGTGAGACTATGGTCATTCCGTAAAATATGTGCGCATCTTAAAATTAACACTCGAACACTCATGAGGTATATGAGTGAATTTAATATCACTATTAGATATGGTTCGGATGCTGTAAAAACCCAATGGATTGATAATCCTGAAAGGCGGCGACAAACAAGCGTTTTATTTAAAAATATGCCGCATCTTTCTGGTGATCAGAATGTATCAAAGCGCCCCGAGGTTAGGGCCAAAATCAGCCAAGCTAAAATGGGAGCTGGCAACGCTATGTACAATGTACTTGGTGTAGACAATCCCAATTGGAAAGGCGGGAAAATGACGTTCCGAGGTAAAGGATGGAATAGCATACGCACCCAGGTTTTGAGACGGGATAAAAATACTTGTCAGCAATGTGGTTCCACTGAAAAACTTGAAGTACACCATATTGTGACATGGCGCACCAAAAAGAATTTCAATAAACTTACTAATTTAGTTACGCTATGCCATGCGTGCCATGTAAAGCAACCAATCCATAGGTTTTAAACTACGGGCAACCAGCAACATCTACAATCACAGTGTACAGGCAAAACACCTGTGCAATCATCTAAGTCAAATACCTCACCGCTTAATGAGTCGCAATCTTCACAAGTCCTATCGTCATAAGCTGCCAGTACCTCGGCCTGTTTGACCTCGGCTTCTTTGTAACCTTCAATAGCACCCTGCGCTGATGCTGATAGGGTTTCCGTCCTGGCAATAAGGATTGACCGGGCCCGGGAAAAGCCTTCAAATACATCTCTGACCCGTTTGGCAATGCCCGGGATAGATTCCCCGGCCTCAAAGCCAGTGGCCAATGCTACGGATAATTTTCCGGCTGTTTCTTCCCCGATCTGGACGGCAGCCCAGGCTATTCTTGTCAATAACCATTTACGGGCGGCCTCGCTCATTGGCTGTTCGGGCGGTGCGTCCTTATGAGGTTTCGGATTGATTAACTCCCTTCCGTTCTCGATAGTTAATTTCATAAGATCGGTTAATATGGGAGTGACGGCTTTCATGTATGAGACTTTGGCCTCTGCCTGGTCGATTAAATCTCTGGACCCTGCTTCGAGTTTCGATATGGCCTCGCTTTCCTGCGCTGAGAACATATCTTTCAGTGCGAGTATCATCTTCTTTTCGTAGGCTTCGGCGCGGGTTACATATCCTCTCCAATAAGTCTCCTTCCATTCAGGGGAGAATACTTTTTTTTTAGCAGATAAGGTTACGCCATTAAACGGGTTGGCCTGTGGTGCTACCAGTACGTCACCTTCAGGACCCAACGAGTCAAGTCCTGCGAGTTCTCTTGCCTCATTAATCTTCATATAGCCGGATTTAATGCCGGATTCGGCCAGTGCCCTGTTTTCTTCAACGGACTCAGGCACAACATCGTCAAAGTCTAAGCAAAGATTCTGTGAATTAGGGAACATGGGCAAGAACTGCTCATTGAGTTTGTTCTTGATACGGTTAAGGCGTGGCTGGACGATCCAACGTGCAAACGTATAATCCCCGGCCTCTGCATTGGCCCGGTTGACATTCTCGGTAATCCCCATGACTGACAAAGGCATTCCAAATATTCCCAAAATATTGTCACGGTTTAAGAGGCGAAGCTCTTTGAAGTCCATGTCCTTTGCTGAGATGGACAAAAGTTTGATGTCACGTATCCCGGAGGCGATAGCCATGCGGTTGGAGTTTAAGACTCCCTGATGACGTTCTTTGAACTGCTCTTTTAAGCGAATGTAATACTCCTCTGACACGTCACCTTCCGGGAACATGACGACGTCCGGGCGAGCTGAGTTGTAGAAGAACTTATTATTCCACTTGGTAGCGTTAATCTCCCCGTCGAGGTCCTGCGCCATGGCCTGAACTGGTCCAAGTCCTCTGTATGGATTCATTGGATTAGGCAACTTGAAATGGATGACCAGTTCTTTATCGAGGGGTATGGACTCGTTGCCCACCTTATATATATAACCTGCAATAAAATCTTTCTTCGATGGAACGACGGACATCTTATCGGGCGGTACTATCCACAATTCCCCGGGCATCCCGCCTTTGTTTTTATTGACTACCCAAAAGCACTCACCGGCCAATCCCATGTAAATCTCGTGCAGCTCAATAAACTCTTGAAACGTCTGGAATGGATTAACAAAATTCAATACGTCCATGATCGGGCTTCTTTCAACTTCCGTTTCTTCCCCGTTCTTCTGAGAGTAGATTGACCATTTGGCATCTGAAACGCACTGAGCTATTTTGGACACCACGGCATACAGCCATCCTACCTCTCCAAAAGCAGAGATATAGCCGGACATATCCCGACTCGGCGGCACCGCCTGATAGTTATATAAATAAGGCACCGCTGGCTCTTTTGTTACATGGGGCCGAAAAAACTTGTCAAGAAAACTCATTTAATACCCTCTGAATCTGCGTACTGCCATTTCCTGGCGTTCCTTTATTTCAAGAGGCATCTTTAATATCTGCCTGCGCCGGGTTTCACTGTCTACCTGGAACTTTAAAGACTGCGGGAGCTGGTCAATTTCGGCCTGCGTAACGCCCTGCGTTATTTTCTTGGCTTTTTGGGCTTCAGGTGTTACGTTTTGCGATTGAATAACGCCTTCCTGATGTCGTTCACGATACCGCCTCTGTCTTTCCCTGTTAGCTGCGGCTTTTTTAATTGGGTCTTTAGTCGGCATTACAACCACCTTATATTCGGGTCTTTACCCGTAATCATTAACTCAGTCAGTGCCCAGACGCAATTATGCACAAGTATCCCATTCGCATAATATTCGGGAGTGCCTTCTACCTGAAGGTTATATACTGCGGCGCACGACCCAGGCGCACTTGCGGGAGCAGGTTTGCTGCTTCTTTGATTTCTTGACGTTGAAAGTGTTACCACAGATGGGGCATATTCTATCTTCGTAATATCGCCTGTGTGCCTCATTCCACCTTGAAATGCAAGCACGGGAGCAGAATCTATCGGTATCCCTGCGGCCCATCGATTCATACTGCTTGCCACACTGGATACAAACTTTTGGCACTGGTTGCCGATTCTTGTAAGCATCTTTGCCATGCTCACGGTGCCAGGCCAGCCCTTCCGGGGAGCCGTGCCATGCCTTTGTGAGAGGCCGGACTTTATCCATGTGCGCCTGACGGGAATCGAGGAATTGCTTACCGTAATGCGCTTCATGCTTGGCAGCGTGTTCTTTGGCGTTGAGACATTCGAGGTTGTCAATGTGATTATTGAGCGGGTCAAAGTCTTTATGATGAATGTCGCAACCATCCGGGATAGGCCCGTAATGAGATTCCCAAATTGCCCTGTGCAATAGGCTTTTGCCACTTTTGCGCGGAGCATAGAAATATCGCCGCTGGTTTTTATTCTTACTGTTGGGTAACCGGGTATAGATTGTGCCTTCAAATTCAATCGATTCTCTTTCCATACCTCTATTATATCATCCCATACAAGAGAATCCAAACAAACAAAGCCTCTGTTTTGTGTGTAAATAGGATGGTTGCCTGTGCCCGTTAATGATCTGCCATTGGAAAACTTAACGGTCACCACTTCAGCCGCCGGGTTGGTTAGCCCTGCCTTTAGTACCGGGCGCAGCCCTTCCCGCGTCCATACCATCACTCCGGGTGTTATGTCCTCGATTGGAACCTCGCCCCCTGCGGCCATAACCATTGTCCCTGCTACCAGGCACGCGTCCAACCTGTTCGGGCTTTCCTTTGTCTCCCCAGGTATCCAGCCGCACATTTCTTCTTCTAAGAGAGGAAACTCGCCCACTAAATGACATCTTCCTTGCTCAAAGAGGGCCACGATTGGTTCGGCTCTTACGGCTTTGCCCCTTGTAGCCTGGACATCTTTATACGATACGGTCATGCCTCTGGACCGGGCGGCCTGCTCTACCGTGTTCTGTACCATATCGCCGCCGTAATTCTTTTCAGCTACTACCCGGTCAGCGCCGGCAAAGGTGTATGCCTTTAAAACTTCACCCGCCCATGTGTCCGGTGGGGCCTTTAAAGACTTATCCAGTAAAACGTAGCCGTGGAGTACGCCGTCTATTGTGGCCTTGCCTGCTGCCACGATTCCGCACTCCGTGGCTCCTCCGGGGGGATCGCAACCAATCACTACCCTGGTCAGCGCCGGGACTTCGGTTAATTGTTTGCGTGTATGGTCGAGTAAATAATGCGTCCATAACGCCCCAGGTATTTCGTCCATATCCTCAGCTAAGATTTCCTGCCTGTAGGCTAAAGAGGACATATCTTGAATAATCTCATCGAGGGCGTCTTTGGAGAGCGTTGTATTGTCCAACGATGTGAAATGGAATACTTCCCAGCGAGGGACCTTGCCGGCCAGTTCATCAGCCTTTTGTTTCTCTGCTGCTTTCTTGAAAAGTTTGGCTGCATGGCGTGGGTCTTTTGCTTTGGTGACTGATCTTGAATGAAGCGAGGGCGGTGTATAAATAAATACAGCGTCGCCGTTGTTGTCCAAGAGCATCGGAGCGCCGACCACTTCCCAGGCTTCCTCATTCATCAACTGCCACTCGTCTAATATTAAAAGGTCAGCATAGTCACCACGAAGGGTATCTGCGTTCCATGCTGTC